GCAAAAGACGTTCTCAATGCAGCATTTAAAACATTAGGATATATTTCCGAAGATGGCTTGACGAACGAAAACTCACCAGAGAGCGGAGAAGTTAAAGCATGGGGTGGTCAGACAGTTCTTTCATCTCAGACAGATAAAAAAGATACATTCAAATTCAAATTGATTGAAGGCTTGAACATTGATGTATTAAAAGAAGTTTATGGTGAAGCTAATGTAACTGGAACACTTTCAACTGGTATTACAGTTAAAGCAAATGCTAGTGAATTACCTGAGCATATTCTTGTTATTGATATGATCTTGAAGAATGGCTCTGTGAAGCGTATCGTTATTCCTCGTGGAAAAGTTAGCGAGATTGGTGAAATCGGGTATAAAGACGGTGAACCAGTTGGATATGAATTAACAATCACAGCATTGCCTGACAATGAAGGAAACAACCACTACGAATATATTCAAGGAGCATAATATATGGCTAAGACAGTAAAAGGAAAAACACCATCTGGTTTCAAATTTGAAATCAGCGAGCGACGTTTAAATAACTACGAACTTCTCGAATTGATTGGGGAAGTAGATGAAGGAAATGGGCAAGCTTTTCCTAAAGTTCTTAAACTTCTTTTTGGAGATGACCAAGCTAAGGCTTTCAAAGATCATCTACGAGAAGAAGATGGTATTGTACCAACCGATAAGATTTCAGAAGAATTGAAATCTGTATTTGAAACTATTCGTGAAGTAAAAAAATCGTAGTCCTTGCACAGATGATAAAACAAGATGAAGATGCTCTTATCTGTGATCTTGCAGAAACTTATCGGATATACGACTATAGACAGCTACCTCTTCTACAGGTAGCTGTTTTTGCATATGGCTTAAGAGATGATAGCAGAATTAAAAAAATCATCTCAAATCAGGTTGTATCATTAGATACATTGCTTTTTGCAAGTATGGTAGATAGGCTATCTCTTTCTTTATGGCTCCAAACTAAAGATGGTCAAAAAGGAACAAATCGTCCAAACTCAATTGTAGATCATCTGACTAAAAAAGAGGAAAAAGACGATAAAGACTATCTTGTATTTAAATCTGGTGAGGACTTTGAAAAATATCGTGAAAAATTACTAACTAAAATGGGAGGTGAGGAATAATTGGCAACAGAATTAGGTAAAGCCTATGTACAGATCATTCCGTCCGCAAAGGGAATTAGCGGAATGATTCAAAAAGAAATGGGTGGTGAAGTTGCTTCAGCTGGTGTTAGTGCGGGCGAATCCCTCGGTTCTAAAATGGTTGGTGCTCTAAAAGCTGTAGTTGTAGCTGCTGGAATTGGAAAAGCAATTGGTGCAGCATTAAGTGAAGGTGCAGCTCTTCAACAATCTCTTGGTGGGATTGAAACTCTCTTCAAAGATTCTGCTGATAAGGTTAAAGGTTTTGCAAATGAAGCCTATAAAACTACAGGTTTGTCCGCAAATAAGTACATGGAGAATGTCACGGGATTCTCAGCAAGTCTATTGCAATCTTTAGGTGGCGACACGAATAAAGCTGCAGAGACTGCAAATATGGCGATGATTGATATGTCTGACAATGCCAATAAGATGGGTACATCTATGGAAAGTATTCAGATGGCTTATCAAGGATTTGCGAAGCAAAACTACACAATGCTGGATAACCTAAAGCTTGGATATGGTGGTACAAAACAAGAAATGCAACGGCTTTTGGCTGATGCAGAGAAATTGACTGGTGTTAAGTATAATATTAACAACCTCTCAGATGTGTATAGTGCTATCCATGCAATCCAGGAGAATCTAGATATAACCGGAACAACAGCTAAAGAAGCAGCATCGACATTTACTGGTTCATTTGAATCCATGAAGGCAGCAGCTCAAAATGTTCTCGGCAAGCTCGCTATTGGTGAAAATATTTTGCCATCTCTTAGAGCTTTGCTTGATACAACATCAACATTTCTGTTTAACAATTTCTTACCGATGTTAGGAAATATTTTCTCAGGACTTGGAGTTGTATTATCAGAAGGCATAAGCAATGTTGTATCTCAAGTTTTTGGAGAATCTATTGGAAATGCAGTAAACGGTCAACTATCGAGGGTAGTAGGAATCTTTCAAACCTTTTTTGATATGATTTTTGGAACCTTGAATAGAGAAGACAATGTCGATATTTTGGAAGCTTTAGGATTTTCTAAAAGTACTGCAAATCAAATTGTCAATATCGCAGAAAATATACGTATTACAGTTGTAAATATAGGTTCTGCCATAGGTGATATTTTAGGAATCGCAGGAGAATTTGTCAGCGAGCTGTTAGGTATAAAGGATGGAGAACAAGGTGTAAACCTTTTAGGTGTAGCATTTGAAGCATTGACAGGATTTTTGAGAGAAGCTTCAGGGATTTTAAAAGGGTTCACAGGGTGGCTAAAGGAAAATCCTGCTGTAGTTGCTTCAGTGACTTCTGCAGTAGTTGGTCTGACTGCTGCTTGGAAAACCTATAAAGGAATTAGTCTAGGGATTAAAGCTATTGAGATGGCTAAAAACGCTATCTTTGGAACCTCATTTGCTTTGTCACAAGCAATGGCTGTTGCCAATGGAACTTTGACGGCTACATTAGCTGCTGAAAATGCTGCTGCAGTAGGAGCAAGTGGTGCTTTTGGTGCATTTAATGCTGTTTTATCTATAAATCCAATCATATTAGCAATCGGTGCTATTGCAGGTCTTGTTGCTGCACTAGCTTGGTTCTTCACACAAACAGAAACAGGTAAAGCAATCTTCCAGGATTTCATGACGTGGTTATCTAATTTATGGGGATCAATTGCACCAGGACTAACTGAAATTTGGAATAACATGGTTACAGCTGCAACCACTGCATGGAATGCTATGGTGGAATTTGTAACTCCAATTGTTCAAGAGGTAGCCTCATTTATCAAGACGGTTTGGGATAAAATTTCCACTTGGTGGTCTGAAAATCAAGGGTTGATTCAACAGACTTTTGAAACTGTATGGAACACAATCCAGACGGTAATTCAAACTGTTATGCCTATCATCCAATCCATTATTGAAATAGCAATGAATATCCTTGCTCCTTTTATTGAGACCACATGGAACAATATCTGTACAGTTGTTACGACTGTATGGGAGTTGATTAAGATTGCTATTCAGACAGCTATGGACGTTATTGGTGGAATCATTACGGTTGTTATGGCTGTTATAAATGGTGATTGGGAAACTGCCTGGAACACTATAAAGAGCGTTGGGGAATCAATCTGGAATGGATTGTCTTCTGCAGGACAAGCTATCTTTAATGGATTTTCTCAGATATTGTCTAACATTTGGGAAACTATTAAAAGCGTAGCAAGTTCTGCTTGGGGAACACTCAAATCGACGGTTCTGGGACTAATTAATGGGATTGTTAATGGCGCTCAAACAGCGTGGAATACCATGAAGCAAGCTGTAAGCAGTCTAGTGTCAAATGTAACAAGTATCTTTAATGGAATTAAAAATATCAATCTTTGGTCTGCTGGTAAAGCAATCTTAGATGGATTCTTAGGCGGATTAAAATCTGCCTGGACTAGTGTCACTGATTTCGTTGGCGGAATCGCTGGATGGATTGCAGATCATAAAGGACCTATTGAATATGACCGTAAACTATTGATTCCTGCTGGTAATGCAATCATGCAAGGTTTAGATAGAGGTTTACAAGATAGATTCAGAGATGTTAAAAACACTGTTGGAGGCATGGCTGGAGAAATTTCTGATGTTTTTTCAGGAGATAACCTAGATCTAAATTCGACTTCATCTGTTTCAAAGAATCTTGAAGCACAGTTATCTATGCCATCTGCTCAGCTTGAAGTAAAAGAGGACAAAACAGTGTCTGAGATAGCGATTCTGAGAGCAAGTATGGAAGATATCCTTACTGCTATCCTTGAAAAACCAACAGATACTTATCTAGACGGTGAGAAAATTTCATGGAATAGCTATCAAAGACAAGGCACATTCTTAGCAAGGGAGGGAATTTAATGGATTATATAATCATTAATGGTTTTAATACATCAACCCTTCCTGGTTGTGTTGTGACAGATTTTGGAGAAGTATCAGGAGCAAAACCAAGAGGTGAAGTAGCTTCTCTTCATGGAGTAAATGGTTCGTATCGTATACTAGATGGTTCATATGAGAGTTATGAAAGAACGTTTAAGTTCTACATTAAAAAATTAATCGATATTTCAGTTATTGTTGATAAATTTCAACCAAATGATAATATCCTTGAATTTAGTTATCATCCTGAGTCAGTGTTTTACGCAAACTTCTTGACAGCAACTTATAAGCCTGATGGAAATCATGCATGGGAACTCACTATTAAGTTGACGATGCAGCCGTTTAGATATCAAAAAAATGTGAATTCAGAAGTATTTACTGCTCCTGGAACAATTACGAATCCAGGTACAGTCTATTCAGAGCCTATTATTGAAGTTGAAGGAGACGGAGATGTTTCTATCACTATTGGTAATAAAACGATGTATCTATCACTAAAAAATAAGGCAACAATAGACTGTCGCCAAGGAAAGCAAAATATCTATAATGCTGCTGGTTCTATACAAAATACTCTTCGAAAACGAGGTGTTTTCTTAAAAATTCCCACTGGGGAACCAGGTGTCACATATACTGGAAATGTTCGTAAGTTGACGATTAGACCACATTGGAGGTACAAAATTTGATTTATTTAACAAATGGGAATATTCCTCTCAATGCAGCTGATAATGACAAGATTGTTCAAGAAGCAAATAGCACTTATCAGTTGTCTTTTCGTTTTCCTACGTCTGATCCATTGTGGGAACAATTAAGAGAAGAAACAAAACTTACAGCAGACGACCTTCATGGTGAACAAGATTTCGTAATCTTTGAGGTAGAAAAGAAAAATGGGTTCATCCAAGTATATGCAAACCAGGTGATGACTCTACTAAATAATTATGTGATTGGTCCGCTGGCTCTCGATCGTGTATCAGGTTCAACTGCTTTGAGTCAATTTGCTGGAAGTATCACTAGAGAAAATCCATTTTCTTTTTTCTCTGATATTGATGATCGCCATACTTTTAATACCGACAGTATTAATGCGATGGCTGCATTCACAAAAGACAAGCATTCAATTTTAGGGCAATGGGGCGGAGACTTAGTCCGTCATGGATACCAAATCAAATTGTTAAAAAATGGCGGTTCTGAGAATGAATCGCTTTTTATGTATCAAAAAAATCTATCAAACTACCAACAGAAGACATCAACAAAATCATTAAAAACACGAATCACTTTTAAAAAAACGATTAAAAGCGCAAACGGAAATAATGATGAACGTAAAATTGCAGTTGTAGTTGATAGCCCTTTAATCAATAAATATAGTCAAATTTATGAAGATGTAATTGAAGTTACTGATCAAAATGTAACGGATGAATCTAGCCTTCGTGAATACGGGAAACAATACTTCAGGACCTCTCTTTGCGATATGATCGAGGAAAATCTTGAAATTTCTGTTGTTGGAAGAGGTGATGTTGCAGTTCAAATTTTCGACACGGTGAGCGTATTTCACGATAGATTCAACTTAGATGTTCGTAAGAAAATCACAAAATATACTTACATTCCAATGTCTGAGAAACTATTATCTATTGGTTTTGGTGAATTCAAGTCAGGTCTAGCAAACGCAATCGGTAATGCAGTAAGTGATGCAGTCAAGGATGAGACTCAACATTTAGATGGAATTTTTGAAGCGAAATTAGCTAAAGAAATTAAAAATGCTGACCTTGCTTTTGAAAATCAAAAAGAAGAATTAGTTAATCAATTTACAGATGAAGTGAATGCCATCAAAGCCAAAGCAGAGGAAAACAAGCGTGCTTTATCCGAAGAAATCGACAATCGTTTCTCAGGATTCGATAGCAGCATGAACGAGAAACTCGAAGACCAACGAACTAAAATCGAAGAGATTCGCGCTATCGGTTCAACAGTCACTCGAACTGCTGAAGAAGCTTTGGAAGAAGCTAGGAACGCTCTAGAATCTGCCAATACTTCTAAAGGCTTGTCTGATGCCAACTTTGCAAAAATTGAGCAAATCACAGACAGAATCAGAACACTTGTGACTAAGCAAGAAGTTGACCCTTTAACCGACAGGTTGAGGATTGCTGAAAACAGAATCGAAGTCCAGGCTGACCAGATTATCGAGAAATTATCTCGTACTGATTTTGACAGATTGGCCAATGATAGAGGTTTTCAAAATGCGACTCAAGTCCAGAACATCGTCAAGAATTCTGTTGACGGATTTCAACGAACTATTTCACGAATTGAAACCAAATTAAGAGATGTTATTCGTAATGATAACCTCTTGCAAAATTCGTCTATCATCCCTTCTGGAAATGGTTTGGAAGGCACTTGGGAATTAAATATGTCTGGTGGTAATGGTCAGACAGAAGTTATTGAATTAAGAGATGCACCACATACCGCTGTCAAAAAAGGTATTCGTGTCGTCAATAATACAAATGGCGGGAACAAGGATTTCGGACAATTTACAGACTTGAAGATTGGCGAAAAATACACGATGTCTTGTTGGGCAAGGGTCTCATCGACCAGCTCAAGCCATAATGTCAATCTTTTGATGCGTTCGTGGACAACCAACGACACAAATCGCATATCAATCAAGCCTATCTCAAATACAGACTGGGTTCGTTATCAATTCACATTCACAGCTGACACTGCTCGAAACAAAATACAATTTGGTCAAAATGGTAATGGCATTCTTGAAATTTGCGGTATGAAGCTTGAGCATTCAGACCGCATGACAGACTATGATATTTCATCCTCTGAAATCGTGAGTGTCTTGGAATTTAACGATGTAGTTGATACCGTTAAGAGTCACGCTCAAACGATTCAGAGACAGAATGAGTCCATCTCTCAGGTAGTCCAGACAGCAGACGGATTGGTTAACCGTGTATCTAACTTTTTAGAAGATTTTAACCTGGTATATGATCCAACAAATTTCAGCAAGTGGATTAAGAAACAAGCAGAAGCCAATGTTATCGAAGTTCAAGCTGGCACTAAGCTGCTACGGATTACCAATACTGGCAAAAACCAAGCAGTTTATCACGGATTTGCATTGCCACTTAACACCTCAACCTTTACCAAAGGTGAAAAGCTCAGCTATCGTATGGAAGTATGGGTTGATGTGTTACCAGATGCGCCTTTAGGAATCGAGCTATGGGCTTCTGACGGTGGACTTGCATCTGATAAAGTAACGCTCACTAAAACTGGAATTCAAATCATCACAGGTACGATGACGGTCCAGAAATCATCGACTAAAACAAGAGAATTCCCTCTCGAAATTTGGTTAATGAAAAACGGGCAAGTTGCCATCGGTCAGGTATCGCTTATTAGAGGTGACAAACCTCCTAAACGCTTCAGTGATAACACATCTACACAGGATGTTGTTACACAAACTCAAGTATCACAGCTACGTGACTCGTACGCTATCCAAACCCTTACTGGACCTGGAGCGATATCTTCTCAAATCAATCTGAATAGCAATAACATTCTGATTGAAGCTGCTAAAATTCGTCTAAAAGGTAGAACACTTCTAGATGAAATCACAGCTATCGATGGTTACTTTAAGCGTTTATTCGTAGGAGATGCCAGAGTAGGTACGTTGAATGCTGACATCATTCGCTCAAATTCAATCTCAGCAGATAAGCTGATATTTGATACTGCTCTAGCTAAGAAGCTTGTAGCTAGTGATGTGTTCACGGATACGCTTGCTGCTAAAACAGCCTTCATCAATAAGTTACGCTCCGTTGTAGTATCAGCAACATTTCTTGAAGGTTATAAGGGTAAAATCGGAGGATTCCAAATCGGGACTCACGAAAAAGACCCGACAACATTCTGGATAACAGGAAGCAATAGCTTCAGAGTCGGTATGTCAGACGGTGGATGGCGAGTCAAACAAACAGCTTTGTGGGTAAACTGGGGTAACAACTGGGACAAGCCTGGAAATTATGCCTGGTTCGTAAACAGCGATGGAGAAATGCACTGCTACAACAAAGCGCAATTTTGGAACGTCCCTCGAGTCCACGGAAATCTTGAAGTTACTGGTAATATTTTTTATTTCATTGACAGAGAAAAAAATAAAGTTGGATACTATCTACACTCTGAAACGTTTACGAGAATACAAGAAAATGCTGGATATGCCTATCTATATAGACAATCAGGAGGCTATGCTTGGGTTTCTTTGAACAAGGATATTTCAGACCGTAGATACAAGACTAATATCCAAGACAGTCAGGTATCAGCGCTCGATGTCATTGAGAAACTAAAAACCTACTCTTATCGTAAGGAATATGATGACAAGATTGAAGATATCTCATGTGGTATCATGGCTCAAGATGTCCAGAAATATGCCCCTGAAGCATTTTTTGAAAATCCAGATGGCGCATACTCTTATAATACATTCGCACTTGTGCCTTATCTTATTAAGGCGATTCAAGAATTGAACGAAAAAGTAGAAAGGTTGGAAACAACAACATGAACGAACAAGACAAGCAGATTAGTAGTCTGACAATTAAATCATTGAGTGAGCGAATCAGCAATGAAGCTACTCAATCAGCTACACTAGAAGCTCTATACACAGTTACAGCTATGGAACTCGAACAGATGAAACGAATCATCGAATCAGATGAGGAACTTAAATCAAAATTTGAAGAAGTGAAAGGAAAAATGACAAATGGCAATTAATAACTATACTCTAGCAACTAAACCTTATACTCGTGGCTTTGGAGACAAAACTACAACCGTTGTAGAAATTCGACTACAGGAAGGAAACCGCTATAGCACCAACCAACGTGAATTAGTTGGAGACCGCACTCAAGATAATGAAGAAACACTTATTCAAGAAGTTCTTGATGTTATTAAAGCTGAATTAGATCCGGGAAGTGCAATCGTACAAGCTCAATCTAAAATCGAGCAAGCTGAACAGAAGCTCGCTCAGACTGAAAATAAACAGAACGAATTGCTTGAAATCACTGAAAAAATCAACAAAGTAGTTCGTGTTATGGCTCAAGATTCAATCATGGGCGAGAAAATCGCTTACGGTACTACTTATAAGGAACTCGTTGAACTCTTTCCGCTTGTTAAAACTGGTGAGAGCTACGCTCCTGGTTCAATGTTTGCGATTGAAGACCCTGAACATGTTGAACTTAACGGTGAAGGTAAACGCATCTTAATTCAAACTAACCAACAATTTATCTATCAGGGTGAAACACTTCAACAGCTAGAAGGCTCACCATCTCAAAATGGCATTCTTGCAGTGTGGAAATGGCAAGCGCCTAAATCTGAGTTAGAAACTCAACCTGTTCAATAGGATTACTACACTAAAAAAGGGGGGTGATTCAATTGGATTGGTCAGTATTTATGGAACGTATCACGACGATTCTTGTAGTGATGATTCCAAGTTATTTTTCTTACAGAAGCACTCAAACTTCAAAAGAAGCTGATAAGCGTTTGAGCGATCTTTCTGATAAGATTATGGATCTTGAAAAATCAGTTCATGCAGTTGAGGAAATCGGGAAGGATAACAATAAAAATCTGTCAATAATTAGCAAAGGGTTGCAACGAATCCAACGGTTTCGACTGCAAGAAAATTTGAAAAAAGCTATCAAGCGAGGTGAAACGAATCAACATGAAATTGAAGAGCTCTCCAAACTTTACGAAAGCTACGTGGAACTCGGCGGAAATGGCGCGGTTAAGGTATTGTTCGAGAAGTTTCTCGAACTAGAAATTAAAGAGGATAATTAAAATGAATCAAATTAACGAAATCATCATCAATGCAGCAATTAGTATTCTGGTAATTTTGACTGGAATCGCAGTCAAATCAATCAAGGAATACCTGGTAAAAAAAGGTGGCGAACAGACAGTCAAGATTGTCGAAATCTTAGCTAAAAATGCCGTCAATGCAGTAGAACAAGTATCTGCTGAGACTGGTTTTAAAGGTGAAGAGAAGCTGGAACAAGCTCGAATCAAAATCCGTGCTGAATTGAACAAATACAACATCGGCATGACGAACAAAGACCTGGATACATTCGTTGAATCTGCTGTTAAGCAGATGAACGATGCTTGGTCTGAAAAATAAATCAAGAGAACCTTTTTAGGTTCTCTTTTTAATATCTAAAGAAAGGAGTCACATTTGAAGAAAGTCATCGAAAAGAAACTTGAAATCACATCGAATAATAGAGATGTTGATAGACTCTATCAAGAATTCTTCAGCATGGATAAGAACATCGCTGAATTCAAATTCACGATTGACGATCTAGCTGCTAGCAAAGTCATCTGCTTGTTCTATTTCAAGCGTTCAAAACGATATTCAACAGTTGATGCGATAATCGAAGAGAATACCTTTACTGTTAAGTTCGATACATCGTTGATAACAATGGATGAACCTGTTGTCGGGTATATCTACTTTGAGAAAGTAGAGGAATCTGCTGACGTGTATAGCTTCCAGTTCAATGTTCGAGTTAGTGAGATTGATAAGGCTAAGAATGTGCCTGTAATCGAGCAGAAGACAGGTCGCATCGTAGACATCGATAGCATTGTTACTAGGTCAGAATTAGAAGAAATCCTCAAGACTGTTCATGTTAATGGTTCAGCATACGATGATTCAGAAATCATTAAACGTTTAGCAGCATTAGAAGCTAAGCCTGAAATCGACACGAGTCAGTTTGCTACCAAGGGAGAACTAGCAAACAAAGTTGAACGTAGCGAAATCAGCAATATTTCAGCCGATATTGAACTTTTGAAGGCAAAGCCAGACAATAACACTATCTACGATGATAGCGCCTTAAAACAGCGTATTTCTGCCTTAGAGAGTAAACCTGATAAGGATACTGTCTATAATGATTCAGAAATCAAGAGCCGATTAGAAAACTTGGAAAACAAACCAGGTGTTGATACTAGCAGCTTAGTTACCAAACAAGAATTGGAATCTAAAGGTTATCTGTTACAACATCAAAACTTGGATGGGTACGCTAAGAAATCTGAAATCCCTCAACCTTATAATGACACAGAAATCAAGCGGAGGCTTGCTACTGTTGAACAGAAAGGGCACAGCTATGCCACAAAGGAGCAACTAGCTTCAATTCCTAAAACCCCTCAAAAATTGAGTATTGAAGGAAACACCCTCATATTATCTGACGGCGGTGGCAACGTCACTCTACCTACTTCCAGTCAAAATGCGTCATCTACGTCAACCTCATCTAGTGAACTTATAGGTGAAGGAATGCCGAACGGTAAGGTCGACGGTACTCTTGGACAGACCTACGTCGACACCCGTAAAACAAACGGTGCTTTGAAATGGATTAAACGTACTGCTTCAGGAAACCAAGGCTGGGCGGTATTAGACGGCGACACAGGTTGGAAAGCCTTACCTATAGTCTCTAAATTAGGTGGATCTTATATACAGATTCGCAGGATTAACGATACTGTATACTATCAATTCGGCGGTTTAAGCTGGGGTTGGTTCGGTATTCTTCGACGTGGAGCGCCGGGGTATATTCCTCAGCCTAGCGACCGTGATCGTAACGTGTACGTACTAAATCAAGGTTCTATACCATATGGCTATCGTTCATTCTCCTCACTAATAGGTCAAATCTTTAATGACAAGGGGATTCCGTATGGAACCTGGTATCTAGGCGGTCAGGGAGACGGTAATCAATTAAGGTTCCAATTTTTAGAACCTGTACCGGAAAATAAAGACATTGGAGATATTCGAGTATCGTCTATATCGTATGTTACCAATGATCCTTGGCCAACAACTTAACCATAAACGAAAGGATAAAATAAAATGGATATTGATAAAAGCAGATTAAGAACAGACTTACCACAGGTTGGGGAACAACCTTACAGACAGATTCATGCTCACTCAACTGGGAATGCAAACTCAACAGCTCAAAACGAGGCTGATTATCATATGCGACGACCTGTTGATTCAGGATTTTTCTCGCATGTGGTCGGTAACGGTCGAGTGATGCAGACCTGGTACACAGACATGGGAGCCTATGACGTAGGAGGTGGTTGGAACGTTGAAGGATACGGACAGGTTGAATTGATTGAGAGTCATGAAACCAAGGAAGAGTTCATGCGTGACTATAAACTCTATGTTGAGCTTCTGCGAAACCTTGCTGATGAAGCTGGCATTCCTAAAACACTTGATTCCGACAGTTTAGCTGGAATTAAGACACATCAATACTGTACTTACAATCAACCTAGAAACTACTCAGACCATGTGGATCCATATCCTTATCTTGCAAAATGGGGCATTAGCCGAGAGCAATTCAAGAAAGACATCGAGGGCGGTGTTGATATCGAAGCAGGTTGGCGACAAAATGCAACCGGCTGGTGGTGGGAGGAGTCAGATGGCTCTTATCCCAAAAATAGCTGGAAACAAATCAATGGAGAGTGGTTCCGATTTGATAATAGTGGCTATTGCTTGATTAACCGTTGGTTCTTTGATGAAAAAGACTGGTTCTATCTCGATAAACGTGGGGCAATGGTCACAGGTTGGATGTTCCTCAACCATCGCTGGTATTTCTTTAAACCAGATGGCCGCATGGCTAAAGGCTGGGTTAAGTATCGCGAAACGTGGTACTTCATGGAAGAAAAAGACGGGTACATGCTCTCTAAACAATTCGTCAAGTCTGGCGATGGCTGGTACTATTTGAAGGCTAACGGTGAACTACACACAGATCCAGCATTCAAAACCGAACCAGATGGTCTTGTGACCGTCGTTGACAAACCAAAAGAAGAAAAATAAAAACAGAAAGAAATCCAAAATTTAATTACACTTGACCGCTCAAAAACTGAGCAGTCTTTTTTGTTCTAGAAGGGGCAAAAAAGGGGCAAAAGGTTAAAACTTTTA